CATACTTTGTTGATGCTTCAGGTACAGCAACATTCACGGAGGCTGAAACTAAGAAGATCACTAAGATATTATCTGAAGCGGGAAGAGTTTTTCAGACTATAAATTCTACCGTCTTGAATAGAATCTACTTGAACGATATCATTCTGACACAGATTAAAACCTTCAACAATACGAAGGTACGTGCAGGTGAAATGATTAAAGATACAAGTAGACATACCATGGAACTTATCAAATGGATTGAAGACCGTTTGAATAAAGAAATCTTGGCTGCAAAGAAGGATGAAACAAAGAAACGTAGACAACAGGAAAAAACTGAGTTGATGCGGTTCTATCGTTCTAATGCTGGTCAGATTAAGTTGATTTTCGATCTACACAATCTGATCGTTGATGCTAAGATTATGGTTGTTAGAAAACTTCAACAAATGAGACAGGTAACAGGAACATTCTTAAGAACTGATGATGGTTTCAAGGTTACAAATCCTGAAGGTTTCGTGGCTGTAGATAAGATTAAAGGCAATGCGGTAAAATTAATCGACAGACTTGAGTTTGCTCATGCGAATTTTAATGCTGCAAAGAACTGGAGTAAATGATGGCATATGATCTCAATAAGATAATGCAGGAATATAATGATACCGATTTCGGATTCTCTACCGAATCTGAAGAGGATTTTCAAGCCGTCATTGCTGAGAAAGATGAAACAGTCGAAGAATATAAACAGAGATTGACTCAAGTTGAAAAGATTGTTTTACCTTTCCTTACCAAGTTATTGAAGACCGCAGATCAACCGATCATCAAGTGGCCTAATCGTAAAGAAGTATTAGAAAAACAAATACAAAAAATATTAGAATTGACAAGGGGATAATATGGCAACCAAACCTGATATTCTCCCAAAATCTGGTGCAGGAGCATGGGGCACCGATGAATTGGTGAATACATATAAGAGAGATACACCAGGACAAGTTTCAACCGAAACCAAGTATCCATCAAAAACAATTAAAACATTAAAGAATTTTATTAAAAAGAAGTAATTTTTGGAGTTATATTATGCGTGATTTGATTATTGGATGTGCTACCAATTATGATTGGTCCAAACTTAAATATTGGGTCAATTCTATCAATCAGTCGGGATTCACCGGCGAAAAAGTCCTAGTATTAATGAATTGTGATAAAGATACTTGCCTCAAAGTCACAGAGGCAGGTTTCAAGATCATTGGTTTTGAACAAGATGAAGAGGGAAACCTAACACATTCTCCTAAGTTTATGGTTCATGTGGAAAGATTCTTACACATCTACAATTATATTCGATTGAATTCAGAAAAATTCAGATACGTTATTACAACAGATGTTAAAGATGTGGTGTTTCAGAAGAATCCTTCCGACTGGATCGATCAGAGTATTGGTGATAAGAATCTCATTTTTTCCTCAGAGAGCATTCTCTATAAAGATGAACCATGGGGCAATCAGAACCTTATGGAAACATATGGTCCATTTATTCATGACATGTTTAAAAACAACGAAATTTTTAACGTAGGTGTTTTGGCTGGACATTCGGATGCAATTCGAGACCTCTGTTTGAATATTTTCGTTTCATCCGTACATGCACCTATTCCTATTTGTGACCAGTCTACCTTTAATTTCTTGATTTCACAGAAACCATATACCCAAACCTCTCTTTATGCTCGGTCAGAATATGGTTGGGCAAGTCAATTAGGTACAACAGTTGATCCCTCGAAGATCGAACAGTTTGCCCCATTCTTACTTGAACCTAGTCCAATGATGAATGAGAACGGCGAAGTTGTTACTTCTACTGGAAAAGTCTTTACAATTGCACACCAGTATGATAGAATTGATAGTTGGAAAGAAATCATTGAGAAGAAATATGGCTAAAATTGTTTATGTTGTACACCGTTATGCCCCTTATCCTGGTGGTTCGGAGAATTATGTTCGAGACATGGCAGAGGAAACTCTGCGCCGTGGTCATGAGGTAATCGTATTCGCTGGTGAACACAAGGGTGATCATAACGGTGTTCGTGTCACAAGTGATCCTGCGGTGTTCAATGAAAAGATTGACCTTGTAGTTGTGCATGGAGGTGATGTTGGTTGGCAAGATAATGTTCTTGCACAATGTCAGAAGATTCAGGCTCCTGTTTTGTTTATGTTGATCATTCCATCAGAGAGTCAACTCTACCAATTTGCTAGAGAACATGTTGCATATATCGGATGTTCAACCCGTGAAGATTGGAATTATGTTAGAGCTCATGGTGTGAGCGATAGAGCAGTAAGAGTTCGTCATGGTATTGATCCTAAGATTTCCATTGGTATGAAAGGATTTCGAGAGAAGTATGACATTAAAACTCCATACATGTTCCTTTCATGTGGTGGTTATTGGCATAATAAAAAGATGGCTGAACTGGTACAGTTATTCAGACAATTACAAAGGACCGATGTTACACTTGTAACCACTGGATACGATAATCGATTTGGTATTATGCCACAAGATTCAGAATATGTAAAGAATCTATTATTGGATAATCGTGATGATGTTATGTCTGCAATCCGAGAAACTGATCTATATGTCATGCATTCCGATCGTGAAGGATTTGGTTTAGTTCTACTTGAATCGATGTTGAATAAAACGCCATGGGCTGCACGTGATATTGCTGGTGCGAACTTGATGCGTGAATTCGGATTCACCTACACTAAAGATGAAGAACTATTTGAATACATGAGAAACTTCAAACATGTTTCTCAACACGCAGTCGAAGATGCATATGAGTATGTAACAATGAACCACATGATCGGTAACACGGTTGATGACATTTTAAAGTTACTATGAATTTCACATTTGCCATAACCACCGATTATAGTGATATCAATCGATTAAATGAGGTTCGTGAATCAATCTATAACCTAAAGATTCCTAATTATGAAGTATTGATAATTGGTGGAAAGGATTACTCACATTACATTGATACGACTTTTCTTTACTTCAACGATAAGAAATATCCAGGTTGGACAACAAAAAAGAAAAACATATTAGTCGAGACAGCTAGATATGAGAATGTTATCTTGATGCATGATTACTTTTTGTTTGATGATAATTGGTACAATTCTTTTGTTGAATTTGGTAATGAATGGGACATTTGTTCGAATCAACAATTACTCATCAATGGCAAGAGACACTTCACTGATTGGGTGACATGGGATGATCCTGTGTTTCCCCGTTATACTAGTTTAAGTTATGATGATTGGTCGAGAACTCAGTACATGTATATTTCAGGTGGATATTTTATTGTCAAGAAACATGTTGTCATGGATAACCCATTCAATGAAAGTCTCATTCACGGACAGGCCGAAGATGTGGAATGGTCACTAAGGGTGAGAGATAAGTATAGAATGGTTTGTAATGGTAATGCGATAGTTCAACACAACAAGGTTCATAGAGATGCAAAATATGCAAAATAAATTATTTCATTCCTAATTGCCACTCATTGTCTGGTGGTGTGATAAACATTTTATTGTATTGGCCATTGTTATACCACTTTCTACCTTTGGTTGTTGGTTTTTGATTTATTCTGCCTAATTTCCAGTGAACACCCGGCATCGAATCACAGAAAGTGTTGATGATTCCGTTGTTATACCAAGAACATTTTTTATTATATTCAGATTTACTTTTTGATAGTAATTGTTTAACGTCATCTGTATGAGTTTTTCCGAACATAGGGTTGTCTTTACCCTCATATTTTCCCAGTTTAGATATGCTCATTTTATTTTTAGTTTCAGATGTGAAGGGTTTTCTTTTTGTTCCAGAGTTGCCTTCACCACCATCTGTGAGATTTCTTAGGATACCAGTATCAATGTCTTTTCTACCATACCATCTGATCATTCTGCGTTCTAATGCAAATGCACCAATTTCGGTTAAACCTGATTCCAATATGGCAATTCTTGATTTATTTTTAGGTCTTGTTACAGAATGTAACACCCAAGCTCTTTTACCTGAACCTTTTCCCACATAATATGGAGTGTTATCAGATGATCTCAGATATGCGTATACATAAAATCCCGATGGGATATTTTGAGTTGAATAAATATTCATGCTGGCACTGTCCTTTAGTGTTAGAGTGGGTGGGATTGTGGTGATCCGTGACCTACATTCTATTTATATAATTTGGAATTTATTATGAAAAGTAATCTCCTTTGCATTTTTGATTTAGATGGTGTTTTAATTGATTCACGTGAGTTGCATTTCCATGCTTTGAATGATGCGTTATGGAAGGTGGGTGGAGAATATGTTATCAGTCGAGAAGAACACCTGTCTCTTTATGATGGTTTGAATACAACGAAGAAGTTGAAGATGTTGACTGAAAAGAAAGGTCTTCCTCCCTCTCATTACGATCAAATTTGGAAAGATAAACAGTCTTCGACCTTTGATCTGATTCGTAAGATTGAATCTGATGAACGAGTCCGTAAACATATGGAAAGGTTGAAAGAGAATGATATCAAGATTGCTGTTGCAAGTAATTCTATCAGAGAGACTATAAAACTATCCCTATTACAGATCGGTGTCATGGATCTGGTTGATTACTATGTCAGTAATGAGGATGTTCTGAGAACTAAACCTTTTCCTGAGATGTATTGGAAGTGCATGACAGCCTTGAATGCATTACCAAGAACTACGGTGATCATCGAAGACAGTCATATCGGCCGACAAGGTGCTCTCGATTCTGGTGCTCATTTGGTGCCAGTTAAAGATTGTGATGATCTTACAGAAGAAAAAATTGATGAAGTTATTGACACATTAAATGGTGTCAAGAAGAAAAATATACCATGGAGAAACAAGAAGATGAACGTGTTGATACCTATGGCCGGTGCCGGTAGTAGATTCGCTAACGCTGGTTATACATTTCCAAAACCACTAATCGAAGTGAACGGTAAACCAATGATCCAGGTTGTCGTTGAGAACTTGAATGTTGAAGCTCATTTTATTTTCTTAGTGCAGAAAGAACACTATGAAAAATATAATCTAAAGCAACTATTAAACTTAATTGCACCGAATTGTGATATCATTCAGGTCGATGGACTAACAGAAGGTGCGGCATGTACAACTCTGTTGGCCAAATTATTCATAGATAATGATGAACCTCTAATGATTGCTAATTCAGATCAATTTGTCGAATGGAACTCAAATGAATGTCTCTATGCCTTTACTGCTGATAGCGTTGATGGCGGCATTGTTACCTTTAAAGCGACCCACCCAAAATGGTCCTTTGCCAAACTCGGTGCAGACGGTTTTGTATCGGAGGTAGCTGAAAAGAATCCTATCTCGGATAATGCTACTGTTGGTATCTACTACTGGAAGAAAGGTTCAGACTATGTGAAATATGCTGAACAGATGATTACAAAGAATATACGAACGAACGGTGAATTTTATGTTGCCCCCGTCTTCAATGAAGCCATTGGTGATGATAAGAAAATCAGAGCGAAAGATATCACTAAAATGTGGGGAATAGGCACACCTGAAGATTTGAATTATTTCCTAGAAAATTATAAAGGTGATGTATGAAGGTTGCGGTTGTTCTAACAGGACACCTAAGGTGTTGGAGAGATGTTCTACCTAATTTTAAAGAAAAGATTGTAGACAGGTTTAATCCTGATATTTTCATACACACATGGGATGAAGAAGGTTGGTGGATTCCAGGTGACAAACAAAATGTCAAGGGTTATTTCGAGGATACTCCTAAAATTATACAAGAAGAGATTATTGAAGCATATAAACCAATTGCTATCTGTGTAGAATCTTGGGACAAGTATAATAAAATCTTAGAACATCGTGGCAGTTTGTATAAGAACTTTGCACATCGACCAAAAAATATTCTTTCGATGTTTTATAAATTGAATCGTGGCATTTGTTTATTAGAGGATTACATTTCACAGACCGGAGTACATTACGATTTGGTTATTCGTATGCGTCCTGACATGATCTTTCATCAAGATTTACCTGATTTTGATCCTTCTAAATTGTATACTATTGCACACAGAAATCATTTAGGTCAAGGAACAGGAGATATGTTACAGGCTTCAAGTACCTTAAACATGATCATGTTCTCTAAAGTTTCTTGTTTCATTAACCATATATACATGAAAACAGACCTTCTCTGTCCACATGTTATCTCCACACAATGGATAAATGATATGGGTATACCTTGGGAAGAATTTATGATTAATAAAACATTACAACATACACCTAAAGGTGCATATGTGGAGATGGACGAAAAGAATGATTGATTATAAAACAATAACAGAACTCATGGATGGTCCTGTACAATATGAATTGTTATCTAGAGGTAACATCAAAATGGTACAACATCCGTACCCATATTCTATTCTACAAGAAGAATTCAATTTTCTCACTAATATAATCAAAGAACATGATCTGAAAAGAGGTTATGAATGTGCCACGGCTTTCGGTATCAGTAGTTTGGCTATCGGTTTAGGTTTTAAGGAAACTGGTGGTAAGTGCGTCACTATGGATGCATATATCGAAGAGAAGTGTAAGAATCCAGGTAAGTACCAAGATTTCGAAAAAGAAGTTTATGAACAAGCTGACGGACTAAAATCAGTCAAATATTTGATTGATAAGTTTGATTTAAAAAATAACTTGTTTCCTGAAATTGGTTGGAGTCCTGACGATACTGAAACTTGTATTCGTAGAAATTTCAATGAACCATTAGATTTTGTGTTCATTGATGCCGGCCATTTTCCGGAACAGATAATCAAAGATATTGATGCTTTCATTCCATTATTAGGTGAAAGATTTGTTTTAGTATTTCATGATGTGTATGATCACAGTTTCAATAGAAGTGTACACGAACACGTTAAACAGAAATTCGGAACTGATGTTGAAATCGTATTACCTTGGCCAAGAGGTGAGAATATGGGAGTTATCAGAAAATTATGACAGTACTAATTGCACACCGTGGTAATCTTGATGGTCCTAATCCATCAAGAGAAAATCATCCAGATTATATTCTAGAAGCGATAAACCAAGGATATATGGTAGAG